GGCGGACGCGAAACCGTCCTGTCCCGCCGACCAGCGGCACTTTCATCGTCAGCCGTGCGCCTTTTGGCGTGGCCCTGATCTGCCTGTTCGCCAGCATTTCCCGCCGTGTTGCACCGGTGAATACGTTTGGGAGGGCGTGGTGGTAAATGCGGTATTTGCGTTTTTTGTACTTCGCCGACCGCTCGTCGATTTTGTAGTTTGAGTAACCGACCATCTTGAAATGGTCCGGCATGTGATGCTTGTGGTGGTAATCCGCCGCTTTTTCGTTGGCCGTTCTCAGTGCCCGATTGTGTTCGCGGATGAACAGCCGCGGATCAGGGACGATCAACTCGGCTTTTGTGTACGCCATGTCACACCCACCGGCAGAGAATGGCACAGGTGAAGTATTGGGAAGCCGGTTCGCCAGCCTGCTCTTGAACCAGATACGGCGACTCGGCTTGAGAGATTGCGGTGAGGTTCCAGTAGTTCGTTCCGTCGCCCTTCGACGTGTTTGAGTTCGTTTGCATCTGGTCCATGATGTCGTCAACGTCATTGGCGAACGCGAGCCACTTCGTTTTGTCGGTTGTCGGCGTCGAGTAGTAGGACTCGGGCACCTCAATCGTCAGCATCAGGCTTCCGCCCGCGCTCAGCCGGATTTGTTCTTCCCACTCCGTGCCAGTCCCGCCGTCGATCAGTGCCCACGGTCTGGCATCGCTCGATAGAGGGTACGGGTAGTGAATGAACGCCAGAGCAGCCGTCGCGTTTGCCGCCCCGACAATCGTGCGGAACTTGGCAGACGAAGCCACCAGCCCGCCCAGTCCCTGGTATGAGTTGACGATCCGACCCACGGCTTAGACTCCCATCGGTCGTGAGCGGCGTTGCTTGCTTTGGTCGATGCGCCGGACTTGCACATCTCGAAATCCGTCGTGTGCGTCAGTGGCAGCAACTGTCTCCCACCGATCCCCGGAGATGCCCCACTGGTCCGCCCTCGTCACTTCCTGCGAAGCCGGAACTTGCACCGACTTCATTCGCACCACGTCAACCCCGTGCGACTGCTGCACCTCCACACCGCCGCCATCCATATCGGTGACGACGGCGGTGATGGATGTGCCGCTTCCAGTGCCGTTCTGATAAAACGTGACAGGCTCCCCCAACTGCGATTGCACTTGGGGGAAACCGGTTGCCGCCATCAGATCGAAAAAGGCACTAGCCATAGTTAGATCGTGGTCACATTGCTCAGGAGGTGCCCGACTTCGGTATACATAACCTTTTCGCCGACTTGATGGCGAACGCGGATAATGTCTGACCGCTTCGATTCGTCCCGGTAGCTTTCAGCGGTCCCACCAACCTGCGACCCGTCTTCGCTCCAATGGAACGTACGGGCGAGGGTCGGGCGGCGAAGGTCGTTCGAGTCGCTGATGTGGCAGACCATCGCGTATTCGTCCGACCAAATCTTGCCCATCGTGACCGACTGGCCTTCCGCAGCCGAGTTCGTGGCACCGCCCGCGACAATGATGTTTGGGATATCAAACACCGCTTTGAGCATGTCCACAGTGATGTCAGCCAGCCGCGTCGGCATCCCGGCACCGCTCGCCGAGATCGCGTCTTTGACCTGATTGCACAGCCGCAGATTGCGGAAGACGTGCCGGTTGATAATGAGCGTGTTCGGCCAAATGCCCGAGCCCGACCACACCTTCCGCACCGCCGCTTCGATGTCCGTAATCGGGACGGCATTAGTGGCGTCATCCCACTCGTGCGTGATCGCGGTCGTCAGGGCCGAACCGCTCCACGTCGTGGCGTTGAACACGAGGTTGGCAACTCGCTGTTCGTGATTCCGCAGCACCGCGTCAAAGGCGCGTTCCTTGGCGATCACTTCAGCGTCGAAGTAATCCTTGTAGTTCTGCGCTTCGTTGTCGTCCACCGGCTCCTCGGCCCCGTGCTCGGTGGTCGTGTAGGTGTCGGTCGTGAACTTGAAGTTGCCGCGAGCGTAGCCCGAACCGGGAGCGCGTTCCGTGTCGCGGCTTTGCAGCAGTTGCTCGACCGGGATGCGCCCGAACGTGCCCGTGGACTTGCCAGCGTCGAACACGGGAGCAACCCGCAGCCCAACGAAACCAAGGCGGTCCATCGCCAGATCAAATTCTTCGAGCGAACCAGTAAGGTCCGGGCGAAGGGTCGCGAGAGAAGAAGACGGACTCGGCATTGTGTGTTACCCCTTTCAGGAAAAGAAACCGGCACTGTCGCCGAGTGTGCTTAGGTGTTGGCGGTGAACGTGGCCGCCCAGGTCGTGGTATCCAATCCGACGAACACGGCGCGAGTCTTGCCCTCGGTCGTGACAGCGGCGTTGGCCGAACCGTCGTTGATGTCGTCGCCAGTCGCCGGGTAGACCTTCAGGCCGTTCGTCGCGTGCTCGTTGTAGACCTCGACCACGAGGCCAGCCCGAGCGGCAGGCAGGATCACGCCCTTAGTGCCGTCCGCAGCCGAGACCGTATTCAGGCCCGCCGTCAACGCAGCCGCATCGCCTTGGGCCGATCCCGCAGCCGCGACCGATCCGACCGTGGCCGGAACGTCAGCCAGCGGCAGAACCTCGATGATATCGCCGTCAGTCGTGGCCGCCTCAAGGGCAATGCCCACCGGAACGAAACCGATGTCGTCAATCTTTCCGTTGGCCGCACCGTAGACATACGCCCCGCTCGTGATCGCAGCCGCCGCGACCATCTTGCGAGTACCGTCTGCATTGCGCAGGCGAACCGCAACATTGGCTCCGCTGGCGAACGTGTCCGTCTCGGTCGTCCCGATGTCCGGCGTGTAGGCATCGGCGTACTGAAGCACCCCAGCAGCCAAGTAAACACGGCGGAACTGCGCGAGCGCGGCCCCGGTCGTGAACGTCTTGCAGCAACCGTCAACCATCTGGCTCATATATCACCCCTTTGGGAATTGCGTGTTGTGTGGAAAGTCAGGCCACTAGGACCGGTTCGCGTTGGCCGCTTCAACGAGTTCCTTCCGCAGTTCGGGATTCGACCGCATGACGTGCGACCACGCTTTGTGCCGCGGCTCTTTCCGCGACTCCATCCGCTGGGCGGTCAGTTCCTCAGCCCGCTCCATCGGATCGACAGCGGGCTTTTCCGTGCCAGCGTTGGCCAGAGGTTCGACGCCCGGCTTGGCCTTGGCTTCCGGTTCCGGCTTCTTGGCCTTTGCGGCGTCGGCCTCAGCCTTCGCGGCAATCGCGTCGGCCTTGAGCTTCGCATTGAACGCCTTCAGCGCGTCCGTGATGGTCGCTTTGGCTTCCAGTTGTTCCAGCAGGAACCCGGCGTCCGCGCCTTCGCAGTTCGACTTGAGTTCCGCCAACGTGGCCGGAACCGGCTCATTCTTTGTGGTTTCGGCCATTGCTGGCTTCTCCTTGTCTGGCCTCGGGCGTGCTTCCGCGTAGAAGTCTTTCACCGCCTGCGGCATGTTCTTGAAATTGTCCAGTTTCATTTCCGCTACAACTTCGGCCTTGCCGCTAATCTTGTTGGCAAAGCCCTTTTCAACGGCCTCATCTGATGTCATCCACGTTTCCGCAGTCATCAGCGCGGCAATGTCCTCGCTAGGTAGGTTCGTCTTCCCAGCGTAAATAGCAACCATTTTTTCCTTTGACTTATCCATCATGTCGGCGTATCGCCGCAGGTCTTCCGCGTTGCCCTCGGCCCACATATAGGGATCGTGGATCATCATGAAGCCGCCGTCGGCAATGTGGATTTCGTCGCCGACCATCGCCACGATTGACGCCATCGACGCAGCCATTCCGTCGATATGCACAACCTTCCGGGCCGAGTGCTCCCGCAGCGCCTCATAGATCGCGATGCCGTGCGTAACGCTGCCGCCCGGCGAGTTGATACGGATATCGAGCGTCTTCACGTCGCCCGCCGCTTTCAGGTCCGTGCGAAACTGCTTGGCGGTCACGCTGTCATCGAAGAACGACTCGCCAATCGTGCCGTAAATCATCAACTCGGCAGTGCTCTTGTCGGAGAGTAGCTTGATCTCGACTTTATTCGGGCAGGTCATTGGTCGCCCCCTGTTGCGGTTGTGACTCGAACGCCGGGGAAGCGGCGATAGTGAACCCCTTCGGCAGCGGCAGGGAAATCAACTCGCGCCAGTGAACCGGCATATTGTCGTCTTCAAAATCGGCGTTAATCTTCTGTGCCGCTTCCTTCGCCAGCCTGATTCGATAGGCGTTGTCTTCGACCGTCTCGCGGGCCAGTTGATCAACGTCGTCACCACGCTCAGCGTGCAGTCGGCGCGGACTTGTCAGCCCACCAGATAGCCGCGTGATGTCCGCCGTGGCGTCTTTGAGCGGGTCAATATACGGCCACGTCGGCGAGTTCCAGACGTGCTTGAATGGCTTGACCGTACTGCGAGACATTCGCTTGGCAAAGTCCTCGTCCTCGGCCATCCACTGCCGCAGTTTCCACAGGTACACCGGCGTGTTCGACCGAGCCTTCAGAAGTCGCTGGTTCCGCTTCCAGCCGATCTTGGCTTGGTCGAGTGCCCCACGGAACCCGCTGAAGTTGGTCTCGCTCGCGTCGAGCAGTGCCAGACACAGCGGCAAACCGAGGTTAATCGAGCACAGCGTTAGGATCAGCTTGACGTGAGGAAAAAAGTCTGGCCCCGGCACGTTGGGCGAGAATCCTTGCAGCTTTTCCCCAGGCGAACCCTCAATCATCATGCCGGGCGAGATACCCTCGATCTTCGACATAGACCCGTCAGACCGGGCAACGCTTTGTGTCGCCCCCAGCGGCGCAGCACCCGGCCCACTGAAGCCCTGCTCGCGCATGCGGAACACGGCGAAGCAACTGACGATCTGCCGCCGAACCAGTTCCGCAAACTGGATGTCCTCGAACATGCCCAGCGTGTCGAAGATCGGAGCCAGCGCACTAACGCCCCGCGTCTGCGTCACCCGTTTCGGGTTGTAGACGTGAAACACCTGCTTGTTTTTGCCGGAGTCGTAAGCCCCGACCTGACTCATCTTCGTTGACTTTGTGATAGCCGACATTGGGTCGATATCGTCGGCGGTGAAGTGATACTTCACACGCTTTCGCAGCGGGTCCAACTCGACCCCGTGGACGACATTGGCCTTGATCCCGTACGGCGTGCGGCATCGATGCGACTCGACGACCTGCAACGCCCCGGACTCCAGCGGCAAAAGGAACACGTCCCCGTCAACCAGCATCGAGCGGAAGATCATCTCTTCCATTTGGTTAAACGTGAGTTGCCCCTGCGCATCGCACTTGTCCGCGTCCAAAGACCACTCGGCCCACCGCTCGGAAATCTCCGAGTTGAGCTTTTCGTTTCCGGTCTGCGGATCGAGCGTTAGACCACCGTGAATAGTGCAGTCCACGGCCCGATTGACGAGGTGCCCTACGATTGTGTCATTGCGGTCCATGTCCCGCGAGACTTCCAGAATCTTCAGGAAGTCTGACTCGTTGCGGTAGTGGTAGTCAGCACCGGCACCCGTGGCTGATACGCCCGTCCGCTTGCGACGGAACCGGCTTGTCTTCGCGGCAGAGTAGTCGTTGCGCAGGTCTTCAAAACTGGACGCAAGCGTGTCTTTTGCGCGAGCCATTAGCGGAACTCCTCAAACGAGAGTTCCTTGACGCCATTCCCGCCGCCACTCACAACGCCCGCGTTCGGGTCGTTGCTCATCCACCACCGCTGGGCGTCCGCTAGCTGGGCAGCAATCACCGTCCGCTCTTGGCGAACACGGGCACCGCCGGAAGCCTGCGTTTCGTCCGCCATCCGCCGCAACAGAATACGCGCAGCCTCAATGAACAACTTACACGAACTCACGGACCCGTTAAGGTCGTAAGATACGTTGTCGTCGTATTGGGCTTGCACGTCGGCAAGAGTGCTAGCGGAAGTGAGTGCCATTCCGCTATCACAAACTTCCGAACTACTCTGTCAACGCTATTTTGGAAACTCAACGCCAGACTGTTCCGCACCGTCTGCCACCCGCTCCAAAAGCCACATCACCGCACGCGCCGGAGAGTTCACGCGAATGTCTCCCGACGACCCCTTGATAGTGGCCTGCTGCCGGATCAACTGGATGGTCAGCATCTGCATAGCGGCCCGCTGCCGCGTGTTCGTACAGCGAACGTCGGCGTGTTCGCTCGCATAACCAGAGCGGTCGATCTCGCACACCGGAAATTCGAGCAGACCCACTGGTTCAACTCCTTTTGACTTCGCCATTCCTGCCCCTTTATCGGTCCAGAACAAAGTAAGGGCGGTCGTCGCCCGCCAATTCAAACATGGATTCCATCGTCTTTGGCTGTGATACCGGCTTCGCGGTCGCTACCTGCTGAGTCTGCACCAGCGAAATGCCCGCAATATTGCCCGCGCAACACGCCAAAACTGTCGAGTCAAACCAGTGATTTGCCTGCGATTTCCGCTTCCAAGAGACGATTTCTCCCTTGCCTGCCACAAATTCAACCTGCTTTTCCTCGGCTGTCTGATGCTTTGCGAACCCGAGGTGATCCATGTGGTTTGCCGTGGCGAATAGCTCCATACTGCCCGGCGTCCCTAGGGCCGTTCGCCACCGCTCGTGTAGCCACGTTTTCCAGTGGTCCACGTTGATCTCCACCAGCGCAATCGACCAACCGGCCCCGGTCGGCACGGCGGCGATATGCCAGTGTTCGCCGATATGCTTGATGTTCGACCCGATTGTTTTCGGCGGTGCGTACTGCCCGCCTCGTTGTGTGGCCCCTTGCCCCTTGGACGGCATGAACAACCCGCCCGACTCGCCGCAGAATTTGTAAACGATGTCCGGCTGATAGCCCGAATCCACCAGCACAAGACGCGGCGGTATCTGCCCCACGTTCGGCCTGTTCCACCCCGCCAGCATCGCCCCCCGCATGTCACGCAAGGCGGTCAGGATCGCCATCTCTTCAGCCATCGAGTCAGACGGCACCGACTCAACGCCGTAATCGACGACGTGCCCACGGCACCCGCCACGCCAAGCAACCGCCGTCCATTCCAAGTGGTACTTGTGAACGTCGATCCCGCAGGTGATTACATCGCCGTCCTCTGGCACAAAGCCCCGCCCAGGCTGGATACAACGCTGGGCGATGGCACGAGCGTCAAGCGACACCAGCGCCTCGATACTCGGCTTCGGCGGAACAGCCCAGACGAACTGGCACAACTCCCGCTCCGTCGCTTCCTCGTTCTCGGCCTTCGTCGCCCGCCACTCTGCCGCCCCGATCTCGGATGCCGACCGGAAGAAATTG